CCGTTCGTGGTCTGGCGCTCGGAGCTGATCCACCGGCAGATCACCGAGAGCCGCGGTGTGCCCGAGGTGTGCATGACCTGGCAGGAGGAAGTGAAGGCGCAGCGCGACTCGGTGTTCGACTACACGAGTCTGGCCACGCTGCCGCCCATCGAGGTCCCGAAGACCCGTGGTGGCAACCTGAAGATCGGGCCGGCGGTGCAGGTGCCGGTGCTGCGCCGCGGTGAGATCGGGTTCATGGCGCCGCCCGCCCGGGAGCCAGGGGTTGCCTTCCAGCTCATGGCCTCGGTGGAGGCGCAGACCGACCGCTACTTCGGGAGGCCGACCGAGAAGGTCCCGCCTGTCATCACCCAGATGCGGCAGCAGCGCCTGATCAACAACTGGCTGCATGGGTGGACCGAGGCTTTCCGCCAGGTGCTGGCGCTGACCCTGCAGTACATCGGCCCGGCTGAGATCCAGAGGATCACGGCCTCGCAGACGCCGTTGCCTGAGAACGTGCAGGACTTCGACGTGATGCTGAAGTTCGACATCCGGGAGTTGAGCACCGACCTGGTGACCGAGAAGCTGAAGGCTATCAGCTCGCTGGTGCTGCCGCTGGACACCGCCGGTGTGATCGACCGGGCCAAGCTGATCTCGGTGGCGCTCCGGGCGATTGACCCGACCTTGGCGACCGAGCTCGTGATGCAGCAGGGTCCGGCTGCCCAGAAGATGTTCAACGAGACCAACGACGAGATCGCGCTGATGAGCCTTGGCAACCCGCCGCAGCTTCGGGAGAACGATCCTACCGCGGCCATGCGCCTGCAGTTCAGCCAGCAGGTGCTGCAGAGTAACCCGAAGTACCAGGCCCAACTGCAGCAGGACCCGCTGTTCCAGGCTAACCTGCAGAAGTACCTCGAGAACCTGCAGTTCAGCATCCAGCAGCAGCAGAACGCGGTCACCGGCCGCCTGGGGGTGCAGGCGTGAACGAGGAGCAGCTCAAGGAGGCGCTGTCGGTCAGCGACGAGCACCCGGTGATCAAGGCGTTCCTGCAGATCATCTCCGACCAAGAGGAGTCGGAGGTGTTGGCCGGCATCCTGCCCAACCTATCCGCCGAGGACCGTGCCTACAACTGTGGCCGGGCGGCTGCCATCAAGGATCTCAGCAGCTCAATCAGGCTGCTGCGAAGTGCTAGCCAGTTGACTTCCGGTCGGCCATAGGCTCTCACTCAATCAACGGCTTCTGGGTTGGCCTGTAACAACCCTGGCGCACCATACCCGGCTTGCAGGGTCTAAACCGCATGGACATCCCGAATGCTACTACGCAGGAAGCGACACCTGCCCAAAACACGGCACCGCCCCCGATCAACCCGATGCAGTTCGACGAATCGGCGTTGGCCAAGCTGCTGAAGACACGATTCAGCGGGGAGGAAGACAAGGCAGCACCCGTCGAGCAACAACCGCCGGAGTCTGAGGCCGCGAGTGCGGAAGATCAGGCCGAGGCTGCGGAGCCGACCGCAGAACAAACGGAACCACGGGCCGAGTCGCCCGAGGAAGTTCTTTCGGAAACGGAGGAAGAGGAGGAGTCGCTGGGTGTGCGCAAGCGCATCGACAAGCTCACTCGCCAGAAGAAAGAGGCGATGGAGCGTGCCGAGGCGTTGGAGCGCGAGCTCAACGATGCGAAGGCGAAGCTCGAGCAGACGGCCGATCGGCCTGTTGCTGTTGCGAACCAATCCGACCCTTTCAGCGACGTCTGGGACGTGACCAAGCTCAATGATGAGTGGACCAAGGCCCGGAACCTGAAGCGGTGGTGCGAGGACAACATCGACGGGTGCGAGGTGGACGGCAAGGAGTACAGCGCGGAGGACGTGAAGCAGATCCGGCGGCGTGTAGAAGACGCCATCGACCTGCACATCCCCAACCGTGCTCGGTTCCTGCAATCCTACCAGCAGATCAAGCCGGTGGCCGAGCAGCTCTATCCTTGGTGGAAGGACCGTTCCAGCGCCGAGTACACGGCAGCGCAGCAGGTCTTGCGGCAACTGCCGCAGATCTCGCAGCTCCCGGAGTACCAGGTGCTGATCGGCGACTTCATCGAGGGGCGGCGCCTGCGTCTGGAGCGTGAGTCTGCGAAGGGAAAGCCCTCGTTGCCTCGTGTTCCTGCGAAGGCCCCGAGCCAGCCAGGCAAGCCAACGGCAGCGCCCGTCAAGAAGGACGCAGCCCAAGCCCAACTGCAGGCCGCCAAGTCCCAATTCCGACGTTCCGGGACAACTACTGAATTGGCTCAAGTACTCAAAAGGATGCTCTAACCATGCCCCTGCTTCAAAATGAACAAGGCGGTTCAGTACCGCTCGCCCGCACGTCGGCCGTCCGCGAGGACCTCGCCGACTACATCGCCATCGTCGACGCCAAGTCGACCCCGTTCGTGTCCATGGCCCCCAAGGGCAAGGACATCGGGAATATGCAGTTCTCTTGGCAGGTCGACAATTACGCCGCCCCTGCGTTGGGTGGCGTGATCGACGGCACCGACGTGACCGTGTCCAGCGCCTCCAACCCGGTGGTGAATCGGACCCGTCTCAACAACTACGCTCAGGCGTTCCGCCGCGACCTCCGCATCGGCTTCATCGCCGAGACGCAGGACGTTGCTGGTGTGACCGATGAGGTCGCCAACGGCATCGCCAAGAAGCTCGTCGAGATCAAGCGCGACATGGAGTCGACCTTCATGTGCACCAATCAGGCTGCGCAGGCCGACAACGGTACATCGACCGCTTACCGCACCGGCTCGATGGGCAACTGGCTCAACAGCACCAATGCCTCGAACATCGGCGCGTGCGCCCCCGGTTCGCCCTTCCTGCCGGCCTCCGGCGCGGTGGACACCACGGCCGCGGCTTCGTTCGTTGAGGCCACCGCTCAGAACGTGCTGACCGCTATCTACAGCGCCACCGGCACCTTCCGGGACTACGACTGCATCTTGGGAAGCACGCTCAAGCGTGCGTTCACCAACCTGACCGCCTCGGGCGTCACCCAGGTGGTCAACTCCAACAGCATCGCTGCCACCAGCGTGCGCACGTTCAACCAGGATCTCGGAGCCGACACTTTCAAGGCTTCCATAGATATTTTCGAGGGCGACTTTGGACGCCTTGTTTTACATCCGACCCAATTTTTAGGGTCTACTACCGGCACCACGCTGACGGCCACGGCCACCAAGGGCTATGTCATTCCCATGGACATGGTCGAGGTGCGCTACGCCAAGCTGCCGCAGGTCAAGCCGCTGCCTGACGCTGGTGGTGGTCCTGCCCGCCTCGTCGAGGCCATTGCCGGTCTCGTGGTGAAGAACCCGAGCGGCTTCGGCTTCTTCAACGGCGCCTAATCGTTGAAACACCGGGGGAGGCCTGCACAGGGCCTCCCCCTCTTCCCTTTTCCAATGGTTCACAATTCCGCCACCTCGGTACTCGCCAACGCCCTCGACGACTTGCCAGGCGAGCTGCGCCGCGCCGTCATCAAGGAGTTCCAGTCCGGCATCCAGAAGGAATGGGTGCAGGCCGGCATCGACCAGAAGCGCATCGCCAAGGATTCCCAGGCCGACCTGCGCAGCATCGACGGCATCGGCCGTCTTCGGATGCGGATCGATCCGACGCTCTACCATGCCTGGGGCACCAAGTACGGGTACGACTGCTGGAAGGATTCCCAGTTTCTCAGGGAAGTGGAGCGTGACAACCCCGAGGTGCGAGTGCGCTGCGGGGCTACACGCTTGCAGGTCGGTTTCAGCGGTGGCACAAAGCGAAGCAGCCAGAAGTTCAACCTATGAATGTCGGAGCAAATCGTCAGTTGGCCGGCGAGTACGGTGGTCGATACATCGACGCCTCGGCCGGCACCGTGACCGGCAACTGGATGGAGATCCATGCGGTCTCAACGTCCATCCTGGGCACCGTGTCCTCCAACATCACCAACTTCCCTGCCGGCGTGACCATTCAGGCCGGCGACTCGATCTCGGGCGTGTTCACCTCGGTGGCTGTATCCTCCGGGGCGATCGTCGCCTACAACCGCAAGTGGGTCTGAGATGCGACTGGGACTCGGCCTAGGACTCGGCGTCGAGCAAGCCCTTGGAGGGGCTGGCGGCGGCGCCGACCTACCGATCATCCGGCGCGACCTGCTGCGAGAGGACGATGGCTTCACCCTCCTCGAGTACGATGAGGGGCAGCCGACATACAAGATCGTCATCACCTACGGTACATTTGATTCCTTGATGCTGGAGGACGACGTGACTTTCCTTCGGCAAGAGGACGACGGAAAACTCATCATCCAAGCGAACTAGCCATGGCAGACACCAAAATCACAGCCCTAGCTCCCATCGGAGCAATTGACCCGGCGAACGACGTCCTCCCCATCGTGGACGTGTCGAACAACAGCATGGCTGCGTCCGGCACGACCTGCCGTGTGACCACAAACCAGCTTCTGCAGGCTAATGCGATCGCAAGCCTCGCCTCCGCCACCATCAGCGGCGACCTGACGGTGGACACCAGCACTCTGAAGGTGGACAGCGCGAACAATCGGGTGGGTATTCTTACTGCTTCACCGGCTTACACTCTTGATGTCAATGGCGTTGCAAACTTCAAGGATGCGACCGTGCATCTTGTCGGTGGACAACCGATGTTTGCTCGCGTTGGTTCTGCTAATTCGTTCCTGTATGCAGGAACCACTGCGCTGACTGTCAGGAATAACGCTGATACGTCGGATTTGATGACCATCAACTCCTCCGGCAACGTCGGCATCGGGGTTACGCCGAGTGCGTGGTGGACTGGATTCAAAGCTCTTGAGTCATCTAACGGTGTTGCTCTGCTTGCTCAGACCAATGTTCCGTTCGCTCACGTTGTAACAAATGCGAGTTACGACGGAGCTAACTGGCTTTACAAAACCAACTCAAACTACGCGAACCGATACGCGCAGGATGGAACTACCGGCCAGCACCAATGGTTCACCGCTCCTCTTGGTGGTGCTGCTGCTGCCGGAACTGCTTTCACCTTCACGCAGGCGATGACGCTGGATG